AACTAAATGTGACACTATGTTCGACATCGTTCAAAATTTAGCAAAAGAAGTATTGGAATTTAAACAAAATTCTCACGTAGAACAACATATGGTTCCTACACAAATAGAACGCGTCGCATACGACACTTTAGATGATGTTGTTAATAATAATACAAACGATAATCGTTACGATTCTGTCAAAGAGGAATCTGACGAGGAATCTGGCGAGGAATCTGACGAGGAATCTGGCGAGGAATCTGACGAGGAATCTGGCGAGGAATCTGGCGAGGAATCTGGCGAGGATGATGTACTACATGAGAAGATAACTATACCAGACGATGGTGATGACACAAGAGTTATAGACTTGAGTGATCCTGTTATACAATTGTCCCCACCATCCGATGAACCTTTAGCCATTTCAGAGTTTATAGATGAAGATGAGACCGTTCCTACCGAATTAAATATAGATGAATTATTGAATGTTAATAAGTTGGACGACGAAACCAATATTGATGTGGATGATAGTATTGAGGGTAACTTAAGTAAAAGCGCACTAAGAAAACTTAAACTCGCGGATCTAAAGCAGATGGCAACGGATAAACAACACGTCATTGATGATTCTATGACGAAAAACGCGATTATTGATATTTTATTAGCAAATTAAATCTTAATTATATATATAAATGTCTTTTATACAAAGCAATAATTACACAAAATTTGACTCTAATATTAAACCATACAGTTTCTTTTCATCGCTGATAAAACCAGTTCACGAACCAATTGTTCCACCGATGAAGAATAATAATGGTAACGAATTAAAGGCGTTCTGGCAACCAGAAGCATTGGATAATAATAAATTAATACTAAATTCATCTATAAAAACTAATTCGGATTATCGTAAATATATGACACATAAGGCAAATGTTATCCGGGATCATAATATGCGTTATATAAACCGTTGAACGGGAAGAATAAATAATCAATTGCAATATAAATTCATATCATCTGAATCGGCACTATCTGATAATAGCACAACATTTGAACAAGGTTTAATTCTCGGTTTATTGCCCGATTTTATATCACGTATCAACGCCTCAAATTGTTCATTATTTGCTGATGTAAATGATGAATTTATCAACATATTAATCCTTTTATTTATTTCTACATCATAATAAGAAATATCTATTCCCAATTTAAGGTTGTCTAAATCAATAAATTTATCATACAGTTTATTCTCTGTTATTTCAATAACTATATATACACTGGTTCCTTCGTATAATTCACGAATAGATGCCTTATTGTCCTTATAAATTATAACATCTTTATTTACCGTAAATATTCTTTTTATCTCTACTCCGTAAGTTGGTATAAATGTTAAATTTATATCTACTGATTTTAATTTCGTGCTTTCTTTTTCTGTATTTTCAGGAACTTGTATATAGAAGAGGATTGTATTTTTTATATTAGAATCATAAACACCACAGTTCATGCTATTATATATAAAACGATTATATTAAGATTATAAGTATTTTCGGTTATAAGTATTTTCTTGAAATTTATATATATAAACTTTGGGTATTATCTTATAGGAAATGAAGTTAGTTAGTTTTGATGTCGGTATAAAAAATATGGCTTATTGTTTTTTCGATATATCTGGTGAAAATATTGGGGTTAAAGATTGGAATGTTATTAATCTTATGCCCGACGCCAATAAAAATACGGTTTTATGTAACTGCAATATTATAATTAAGGGTAATAAAAAAAAAGATATCAAACCGACAGTCAAACCGTGTGGGAATAAAGCTAAATATACCAAGAATGAACTTTGTTTTTGCGAAAGACACGCCAAGACTACTGACTTATTAATACCATCAAAGAGTCATAAAAGCAGCACATTGAATAAAATGAAAACTGATGAATTAAAACAATTGGCATTGTCATTTAATATTATACCAGAAAACACGAAGAAATTGGTCGTTGAACAAATGTTGGAATACTTTGATAAACATTCGTTGGAACCAATCTTAAAACCAAAAAGTAATGCTTCTAATATAGACCTTATAACCATTGGTAAAAATATCAAAATTGAGTTTGATAAGGTTGATTTTTCACAGGTTGAACGTGTTATTATAGAGAACCAGATATCGCCAATCGCAAATCGTATGAAATCCATACAAGGTATGCTCGCACAGTATTTTATTATGAGACACGATTCAATACAAATTGAATTTTTATCATCTTCTAATAAACTTAAGGGTTTTGAGAAGGAACACGATGCCGAGGAGTCAAATTATAAACAACATAAGATGGATGCTGTATTTCATACCAAACGAATTATAGAGAACCCATATTTCAGTTCATGGAAATCGCACGTCCTAGAACATAAAAAAATTGACGACCTGGCAGATGCTTTTTTACAAGGCCTATGGTATTTAAAAAAACATAATATTATTAATATTGCGTAGAACTTAAACATAAAATTTATATAATAATAATAGACTATGGAAGCCATCGATTTAACCGATTTAGAACCCATCAATATTTCACTTGGAGGTATGGAAACCTCAAAATCAACGAGTAGTCTCGGTGAGGGAATGGAGTTGTTAATGAATGATAAAAAATCAAATGATACATCAAAAACAAAGATTGATTTAGGCGAATTGGATAAACTAGAAGAAGAGTTGAACGACCTTTCATCTATTAATATTCAGACTGATTATTCAAGTGGTAATCCTGACTTGAAAAAGGTAGATACCAATAATTCATTTGGTGGTTTTGCTAAATCTATGTTTGGTATGAATGAAAATAAAAATGTGGAACCCGTTACTGGTAATGATTCTAAACTTGGGTCTTCTACGGCAGAATCTATGGGCGCACAGAGTAAGACTTGGGATGGATTTACAAAATTGAGTGGCATGGGAGGTGATAGTAAACCTTCGTCATCAAATAATATGACTGACAGAGAGAAGCGTAGGAAAAAGCGCATGATGCTGAAACATTTAGATGATTGGCACGAAAAGGGTATCATTAAAAATATGTCAAAACTTACTCTAGAGTCTAATTATGATGAAATTGAGGATGAATATGAGGGAGCATTGGATGATAAGCGTAAGCGCGATTCTGTAAAGATTCAACAAAATTGGCTCATTACGATGGTTAATACTATAGAATACGGTAATTCTATGTTTGACCCCTTTGGGGTCTCTCTTGACGGTTGGGGTGAATCTATAAGTGAGGACGTAGATAGTTATAATGAAATTTTCGAGGAACTACACGAGAAATATAAGGGTGGTAAAATGAGTCCAGAACTAAGTCTTTTACTTCGTCTCGGTTTCAGTGCAAGTGTTGTTCATTTTAGTAATAAAGCTCTATCTACAGCAGCGCCCGGATTCAACGATGTTATTAAACAGTCTCCCGAATTGATGCGAATGTTTACTGACGCAACTATGAATTCTATGAAAGAAACCGCTCCCGGTATGTCATTTGCTAGTGAACTCTTACAGCAAAATAAACCCGGCACGAATAACCCACCACCTGCAGCTGTTAGAACTCGCGACCAAGCACCACAGCAAAGACCCGGGATGAATTTTACATCAAACGATAGTTCTATTGGTTCCACTATGTTCAGGGAATCTGGTGTAAATGTTGACGCGCGTTCATCTGTTAATGAACCATCAGTGAGACCGGAAATGTCTGGCCCACGAAACACCGACATCAATGATATATTATCTGGTCTTAAAACGAAAAATGTTGATATTAGAAGTGATGCAAAAGATAATGATTCTGTAGTTAGTATTTCAAGTATCAAAGATATGAGTGAGACAATTCTTCCTAAGAAATCCAGTCGTAGAAAATCTGATAAGAATGTTGTTTCACTTGATATTTAAACCCCACCTTGGTTGATATTATGATGTATTTATTATAATACTTCATAATACTTGTTTACTTTTTCTGTTGCTTTGAACTCTTGTTCTTTTTACCTCCCTGTTTCTTGCAAGACTTGTTCTTTTTACCTCCTTGTTGCTTATAAGTCTTGTTCTTTTTACCTCCTTGTTGCTTCTGTTTCTTCTTATTCTTTTTCCCTCCGAAAAAATCAAAAAAACCGTTATCCTGCTGCTGTTCCTGCTGCTGCTGCTGCTGCTGCTGTTCCTGCTGCTGCTGCTGTTGCTGTTGCTGTTGCTGCTGTTTACCTCCTTGCTGTTGCTGTTGCTGTTGCTGTTGCTGTTGCTGCTGTTGTTGCTGATTACCACCTTGCTGTTGCTGTTGCTGCTGTTGTTGCTGATTACCACCTTGCTGCTTTTTGTAATCTTTTTTGGCGTCCTTCATCGCCTGGGAGTATTTGTATTCGGCATTTTGTTGCTTACCGTTCTTATACGTCTGTTGCAAATGTTGCATCCAAGCGGTTTGTTGTCTCATAATATATAATAGTACAATATAATATTTCATTCATTTCATTCGTTCGTTAGTTCGTTATTCTACTAAAACATATATTTATAAAAATTTTTTGTATAATTCAATTGATTTACTTCGTTGTTCGCTAAAATCCACTATAGGTCGTTCGTATTTTACAGACGCATATTTTTTACTACTATATTCTATATTCCAATTATGTATATCTTTTGCATCTACATCTTTTAATTCTGGTATCCATCTTTTTATAAATAACGCATCTGGGTCATATTTTGCGGA